AAAAACTACTCCCCATTTGTGATATAATGGCATACTATATCTATATTTTATTTCTCATAACCAAATAATTCAAAATCTTTATGATATAGTTCATATACCTTTCTCTTTGTATCTTCATTGTAGTAATCTTCCCATGTTTTATTGACCCTCCAATTATTAACATTAATCATTTCAAGTTTATCTGCAACATGAGAAAATTTAGTTTGATTGTTTATAAACTTCGCTATTCTTTTCCAATCTTCATTTATGTTTTCATATCTTATTATTTCGTCCACTAATAACATATCTTTTATCGTAATGAACTTATATTGAGGAACATAGTGATTTGGGTAATTGACATAAAACATAGTTCCCTCGTCATATATTCTTTCAACAAAATCTTCAAATTTCAATCCCCATGGCGGGCTTCCTGTAGTAGTACATTCAGCTTCATATGCTGATATTAATCTTTCATATGGATTTCTGACACAAGCAAAAGAAAAATATGTCTCAAATAATTCTGGATCATTCTCATGCATGATATCAAAAAAAGTTCCCCAAATTAACCTATCATCGGTTCTATTTCTTAATCTGCCATGTATAGCTTGACTAGCATTTCTAGGAATTTGAATAAAAATCGTTTTCCATTTGTGATAAATTGACATTATTTAAAATTATTTTTTATAAAAAGTTACCATATTTTATCAAATTCATTATCACATCCATCTTTATATTTATTTTGACCATATTCAAAAATAATATTTGCTAATTTAAAATACTGATCTTTATTTAAATTTAACGATTTCAAAAAATCAATATTTTCTAATGAAAGCATATGAAATATATTTTTTACATAATTATCATCATCTAAATCCTCATTTAATTTGTGTTCTTTGAATTTTTTAATTTGTATGAATTTTTTAATTTATATATTAATTTTTACTAGATCTTATTAATTCTATTATTTCCGGAATATTTCTTTCATTTTTAACAAAAATCGAATTACTGTATCTTATACATTTCGCCATGAGTAATGGGTGTCCAATATTCAATCCAATATCAAATTCTCTTGACGTTCTACATCCTAAATCTATTATTATATTATATTTCGCCTTTGAAAACATTAATGGTAAATACATAATACCAGTTAAAGATCCAACATTTACTAAACAATTCGGCTCATTACACAATGATGCGAATTCCTGTAACGAAACATATTTTGTTCGAACATTGTCACAAAAGTTTTCAGAACCTTTACCTCTGATAAAAATCGTATCAACCTCGGTTTTTAAAGCAGTAAGTAATTCTTTAGCGAACCCATCATCCATGTTTCTATGACCACAATGATCTCTTTTGCGAATAGCTAAACATATAAAGGGGTTATTATTATGTAAATGAGTTACATCTAGTTTATGAAATGAAGTATTTATTTCTTTGTCTTCTTCGAAAAATTTATAAGCTTTATCTAAACCGTCTGGTGTATAAAAATCAGTAAAAAAAGGAAATCCCTTACTTGAAATATAAGATACTAAATCAACATATTGCTTTTTTTCTGTTATTTTATCAAAATCATCACAGGATATAGTTTTATGTAAATGATCATATAAAAAAATTCTATCTTTTTGAGTAACAATTATATCATCTTTCTCTATTTTATTTTCCTTAAGCATTCTTTTAACCAAAAAATGAGAAGTTGTCATTTCCCATCCCAATTCAAAATATTGTTGAAGAGAACTACTATCATCCCCTTGTTTGCCTTGTCTTACACCTTTGCTTGCTATAATGTATTTCATAGTTTTCAACTATATTTTTTAATACTTATTTTTACTCAAATTATCAAAAGCCCATAAAGGTTGAAGATTATCCAATGCACACACTTCTCTTATATCTGAATCACTATCAAAAGTTGCAACAGCTTAATATGATCAATATGCCACTCGCCATGATTCTCCCATGTCATACCCTCAACAAATTGTTTCTCAATATGATATTTTAGATCTAGCGCGGAATAACCCAACATTTCAATAGTTTTGCCTTCTTTTGTTGTGCCCAGTCGTTTAAGAGTAGAATATAAAACAGATCTCCAAGCCACAACATGGGGATACTTTTCTCTATATCTAGATTGTAAAAATGCTAATCTATCTTTATTTTGTTCTCTCCAAAATTTATAATTAATTTTATATTCTTCTGTACTTCTATATTCTTTTTTCTTTTCAAGAATCTCTTCTCTATTTTCGACATGATATTCTTTTTTTCTTTTCAATATTTTATCTCTTAAAGAATTATACCTTTCTTTATCATATTTCTTACGATTTTCTTTAAAATCTGGAGCTTCTTTATATTTTTTTTGAATTTTTTTGATACATTCTTTACATTCATTCCTATGTCCATCTGAGGTACCTTGTTTAATATGAAATTCACTCAATGATTTTTTTTGATTACATATTCTACATATCTTAACGTCGTCCGTTTTAATTTCCTTCTGTAAATTTTCTTTTAATAAATTGTTATCTTTATATTCCTCGCAAATTCTACATACTTTTTGTTCCATTATTTAAATCTATACAATTTTAAAAAATATATGTTAAAATGATTACAATGTTTGAAAAAAAAAATAAGATTGGAATGATACCCAATCTTATTAAAGTTTTTTTCATATTAGAAAAAAATCAATAGTAGAAATCTTCCCAGTAATCAAATGTGAATGAAGCACTCAAATCGACTATTTCAGTATTTGAGTCCCAAGAAAGATCTTCCCAACCAGTAAATTTAGTTATAAAGGCGTTATGCCAAATGACTCTTCTTATTACTAGTCCCTCTTTATCATGTTGATCAATCGTTACAGTTGCAACCAAATTGCCCTTATAATTTAATTGACCAGTTTCATTGTTCCAGATAAGATCATACCAGTCTTTAATGCCTCTAAACACTGGAATTTTTCCTGCTACGTAAGAACCACTAAGCAAGTTCTGACTTACATTAACAGATTCATTAATATTAAACTTAATAGTCTGATCTGATAAATGTGTTTGTGATGGCATTGTAGGATAAGCACGAGTGGTATATTTAAACTTTTGAGTTTTGACCTCAATACCTGGATAAGATGGCATTGGTACGGTGGTCGCATTTTCAAGCATAATACCTCTAATTCCCTCACCCAAATTTTGAGCTACAAGTGGCGGTAGTGTAATTGAAACCTCAAATAAAGATTTAAATACAGGTTCCCACATATTTGTTGCTGACGCTACGTTTGTAAAATGTCCTAATGGCATGTTTTTTATTATTATTTTTTATATATCTATTGGTATATATTTAATATGCTACTCTTCCTCCGATATATATTTGATTTTTTTTAATTTCTTTAGATTTATATATTAAATTTATTTTTTCATAAAAATCAAATTACTACACAACTATTTCAATAGATTTATGAACTTATATATTAAAGAAAAAAACTCGTTTTTTATCAACTTATAATTATAAATAAAATATATATTGGAATAAAAGATACCTATATTAAATATGACTCAACAAGAAATTAAAACATTTATTCAAGAAAACAACGGCTCAAGTGGAAAAATGTATAATGAAAAATTCGTTAAAAATAATTATCCAGAAATATATGAAGCCATATTAGAGTATTCTAATGAAAATCTTTTTGACTTACCATTTAAAGAAAAAGTGTATTGTTATATTAAAAACATAACAGAAAAAGTTAAATGTACAAATCCAAATTGTAACAATTTTGTTAAATTTAAAAATTCTACTATAGGTTATTATAAGTATTGTGGAATATCATGCATTAGTAGTGATCCTAAAATTAAAGAAATTAAAGAAAAAAAATCATATGAAAAATATGGTACTAAGATACCAGCGATGAGTTTTATTGTCAAAAATAAAATAATTAAAACCAATAATGAAAAATATGGTGGAAATAGCCCTTTAAACAATCAAGATATAATTAAAAAATCTAAGGAAACTTTAATGCACAATTATGGAGTAGAAACCCCTTTAAATTCTAAAATAATACAAGAAAAAACCAAAAAAACTAATATAGAAAGATATGGAGTAGACAATCCTAGAAAAAATAAAGATGTAGCCGAAAAAATAAAACAAACCATGTTATCGAGATATGGTACAGAAATAGCTCTTCATAACGATGAAATTAAAAAAATACATAAAATAAGATTATTAGAGGAGTTGGCAAATTATGTTAGAAAAATATATAGCAACTATGATATACTCAAAATAGATAGAGAAAATAAAAAATACACTATTAGATGCGATAAAGGACATGACTTTGAGATAGATTATGTTCTTTTAAGATCTAGAAGAAAAACTAAAACCTTAATCTGCACAGAATGTAATCCCATAAATAAAGGAATAAGTGGATTGGAAATTGAATTTTTTCAATTTATTCAAAATAACTATAAAGGTGATTTGATTCTCAATAATAGAGGATTAATAGATTTGGAATTAGACGTTTATATACCAGAATTTAAGTTAGCTTTTGAATTTAATGGAACATGGTGGCATAATGAATTAAATAAACCAGAAGACTATCATATAGAAAAAACAGAACAATGTGAAAAAATTGGAATTCAATTGATTCATATTTGGGAAGATGACTGGATACATAAAAGAAATATAGTAGAATCTATGGTCTTGAATAAAATGAAAATGTCTTCTACCAAGATTTATGCTCGCAAGTGTAGAATAGATGAAGTTAAAGATATTGATATTGTTAGAACATTTTTAGAACAGAATCATATACAAGGATATGTTAATTCTCTAATAAAATTAGGATTATTTTATAATGACGAATTAGTATCTCTCATGACATTTGGTAAAAAAAGAATAGTGATGAATGATAAATCTAATGAAAATGAATGGGAATTAAGTAGATTTTGTAATAAGATTAATTGCAATATAGTTGGAGGAGCTTCTAGATTATTTAAATATTTTATTAATGAATATAAACCAAAAGAAATCGTTTCATATGCTAATAGAGGCTATTCTAATGGAAATCTTTATGAAAAACTGGGGTTCGATTTTATACATAAAACAAGACCTAATTATCACTACGTCATAGATAAAATAAGAAAGCACAGATTCTCATGTAGAAAATCGGAACTTGTTAAATTAGGATATGATAAAACAAAAACAGAGCATGAAATAATGTTAGAAAGAAAGATATACAGAATATATGATTCTGGAAATTTAAAATTTGTTTATAAAAAAAAGGAGGACTAAAGTCCTCCTTTTTTATTATCTATTTAAAGATTAAGCTGGTAAGAAACCACCTGAAGAAATGGTACCTTTTTTAAGTATGGTGATATTATTTACAATAATACCCATTCCTTTTATGATTTCTATATATGTATCAAGAACACCCATCTGTAAATCTATGATATAATCAGTGTTGTTTGTTTTGTCACAAACATTTTTGAAATCATAAAGTGCATTTGCGTCAAGAAGTTCTTTACATATCTGGTCAGCTCTGAATTTAATTTCAGATCTAATTTCAGGAGTATTAAATCTCCAGTGATAGTTAAGTAACATATCATACAATCTGTTTTCAAGTTCGATTAATACCTCTCTTGAGTGAATGTAACTAAGTGAACTCAACGGATATACTTGTGAAGTATTTTCTGAGTTAATGTTAAATCCTCTTGAAAGAGTATATACGATTGGATTTGCCCCCATTGAATAGAAGTTTTCTAAATCATCATTAGTACATCTCATTTCGATTTCACTAATATCAGTGATTAATGAGAATTGAGGACCTGCGATGATCTGCCAAGGATAAGCATTGAGTAAACCTCCACTAAACTTCTTCATGTATGTCTTAGCTACCTTAGCTGCAGGCGGAATAAATTTAGCACTATCAGTTGAATCTTTTATATATGGGAAGAAATAACCTACACAACTTCTGCCAACTCCACTACCAAAGGTATAAAGATAACTTGGATTGAGGTCTGGATTTCCTCCTTCTTTGACATATTCAGTATTAATAGTTCTATCTTCATTAATAAAACTTGGGTTTAAAGACTGTTTAAACTGTCTTACACTTGGCATATTAATAAAACCAAAACAATTAAGTTTTAATCCACATAAGTCGACAAACGATTGTTTTGAATTTTCAGTTAATCCAAGACCAAATGAATCTATAAGATATCTCCATACGATTCTATTCTTATTTGCAAGACCCTTAGCTAAATTAGTTTCTTTACTAACTACACTAAGAATGTCTGTTAATCTAGCATCAGTACCATTAGGCATTGAATCTTGATGCACAGTGAATGGTTTTAAGGAAATACCACGATACTCCGTTATATAATTGTCAATTGACATATATGCATTGGTATAATAATCATATCCGGTGGAACCACTATTATGTAGTATTCTAATAGGACCATCTGTGTAAAGTATTCTACGCATTGGATCTACTGTATCTATGACTGATTTTATAACTTTCACGAGTTTTCTTGGAGATGCACCTAATATATAACCTTCACCTTCGGTATAGTACGTAGTGTCATAATATGCTTCTAAATACCAACCTTTACCAACTTCAGAATATCTAAGTTTATCAACATAAACATAGTTCACATTAGATTCGTCACTTATATAATTGCTTTCAATCTCAAGAGTCTGTTTATAACTTGATTTATTAGAATAAATTACAAAAGCAGTTATACCAGTATTTATAGGGTCTTTATATGAAATTCCTATATTAGTTAATTCAACATCTGGATCACTTTCAGGAGAAGTAGCGAATCTAATATTTAGTTCCTTACTGTCATTTAAATATAATTTTAAATATATTCTAACAGTGCTTTCAGAGTCATTGTTTTGATAAATATAATCGCCATTATTAACTATACCATTAAAATAATCTTGATATAAAGTTGAATATTTAGCAACTATACCAAAACCAGCACCTACTGCACTATATGGTTTAAGTGTTGTTATGATACCTCCTGTGATACTGATATCATTTGGATGGAATAATAACTCATCATCTACATAGTAGAATAAAAATCCACCAGCACTATAAAAGTCATAAGGATTTACAATAGAGGCATCAAACCATATTTGAATATATGCATCTGCACCGCTAGTAGCTTCCCAAACAGTTGCAGTAATAGGAAATTTATAACCAGTGGTTGAATTAATAATTACAGCTTTACCCGCAAGTATCTTAGTATAGAGTTCTGTGAAAATCTTAGTTTTCCTCATTTTATCATAATTGGTATAATCTGTTGAACCAGAGGTTCCAATGAAGTATAAATTGAGATATTTTAAACCATTTG